CAAGGAAGCTCTTAATTCATCTGTTTCAAGAGGATTACAATCGAGAGGCCATACAAGAGAGCATTCAAGGAGGACGAGTAAAAAGGCGGTTCGTGAATTGGCTAATAATGAAGCGCTTTTCGGCAAGTCGTATACCAATTTATGTTGGGATTTGCTTGTCGTTGGTTTGGTTCGTTTTGTTGATTTGCACGGTTAGAATCCCCGGTATTGACTGGAATGTGCTTAGCTGGATTACAGGCTTTCACTCAAAGTAAAAGGACCTCCTGAAGCTCAGGCTACTGCTTGGGCTTCTTGTTTTGGAAACCATTCAGTAAAGCCAACCTTTGGCGCTTTGGTCTTCGAGTTAATAACCGACTGCCGTCGGCGTTTAGGAATGTCCGCTTGGTCCTGATCCGTATGTTCCGGCTCTTACCGGCCTTACGAGCCAGCTCTATGAACTGTTCGACGTATTGGGGGCATCAAACAGCGGGCTGAGTTGCTTCATCTTTGTACCAGCCATGATCTGGTCTGCACGCACGCCGACCTTGTGCATCCACTCATCGACAGTCAGCTCAATGACGTGGCCGTTTTTCTTCGGGTTAGGCCGGGTGGTTTTGGCGGTCTTCTTCGCCTTAGCTATGGGGCGTCACGGGTCATTCCAAACAGTGCGAAAGTAATCATAGGCAATCTCCTGACAGCCGATTGCCTCGCCGGCTGGCGTGATCAGTAGATGGTAAGCGCTCCAGACAGGCGGAGCATGGTTTCGATTTGCATGACCTACTCTTGAGGAGCAGTGCCAATATCCAAGGAGGTCAAAATGTCTAAAGGTGGCGGCGGTAAAGGCGTGGGCGGGTCTGGTGGGGCGGGTAAAGGAGGAGGCTCTTCTCGAGGCCCCTCAAGTCACCCCGGACCAGGCGGTAATTGGCCGAGCACCACGGGTGGCGTGTCTGGAGGCAATAGAGGTAATGCTCCGTCAGCACCAGGAAAGAAAGGCTGATTTTTAAGCGTAAGGTTTTATCCTGCCCTCAGCGCAATAGGTGAGGGCAGGTCAAGCAGTCTGCTCTTGCTGCTCAACAGGCTTCGGTGGCCACTCGGAAAAACCAACCTTCGGCACCTTGGTTTTCGGATTGAGGATTGACTTTCCCTTGGTGTCAGTCAGTACCGCCTTTGTCCTGATCTTCAGATCACGACAGCGCAAAGTCTTGCGAGCCAGCTCCATGAACTGCTCGGCGTACTGCGGCGCGTCGAACATTGGCGAGAGCTGACGCACTGTAGCTCCCCCCATGATCTTCTCAGCACCCTTACGAACCAACTCAAGCCACTCAGGCTCCGGTATTGGCTCGACGCCGCCTGGAGCCTTGAGGTTCTTGCGCGTGCCGCTCGTTTTCTTGCGCGCCTCGGCGGTGGCGACATCAATGGTCATTCAAACACAGCGGAAGTGCTCATAAGCATTCTCCAGGCGTACGCCTGCCTCGCCGGCTGGCGTGATTCGTAGAAGTGGGGTATTTGTGTACGATGTATCGAACGATTGAGAAGGTGGTGTTGGCTAATGTCTGCTATGGATTTTGATGAAAAAGGATTTTTGTCTGACTATGTTTACGAGCATAGGGCCGTTATTAGGGAAAAATACGCCGGCGGTTTTTCAGATTGTGAGCGGATATCTAGTCAAGCCCAAATACTTCTACTAAATACAGGTGTTAGCGGTAGTGATAAGCCGATGTTGTGCTCGTTCCTTTTTTTTGAGAGAACAATTCGAGCATCTCAAGCCGCAGTTCGCTTATGCGAAATAGGAATGGTACAAGAGGCGCAGGTACTTCTTAGAACTGCGTATGAAACACTCTTTCACGCATCTGCACTTATCGCCGATCCGGCGATTTTTGAAAAACTCGATTCTCACAATGACAAGGAAGACGTAAAGCAGGCTAAAGCCATTCTGGCAGATGTTCCCCCAGATCAGCTATCTGAAATAAACAAGAAACACCTGAAGGAAATTGTTGATACGCGAGCAGGCCAAACCTTTTCAGTGCATTGCTCAGCGACAGCGGCAGGAATGTTAGATCTATACAGTATTGCCTATCGAGGTCTTTCTTCCTTGGCCGGTCACGCGACATTTCGTTCTCTTGATAGGTCATTTATCGAGGAGACGAACGGGTATTCTTTGTATATGGGGCCGACTGAAAATCAATTAATTTTCACATTGAGTTTAGTTGCGCAATGTTTAACCCTATCTATAAAAGGCCTTGAGCAAATCAAGAGCAAGGTTCAATAATTTCATCCCCCGGGTCTCGTTTCAGCTCGGATAAGCTTCCGTTTCGGAACATCCGCGCCACGTTTTCACTTATTAGTACTTGGTGGCGCGGACTTTGAATAGCCTGATATGAGAGGGTCGGCCCGAGAGCATGACCGTTTAGAATCAGGTTCTGCACAGCCTCGCTCATTTCCTGAATATCGTTCCAGACCATCAGCTCTTGAAGCTTCCGCCGGGTGCCCAGCCGTAGCCGGTGACGCAATTCCTTCTCGTCGTACTCGATCCGCTTCTCGGCGGCTTTCGCTGATCGCTGTTGCCCAGTCTTGGCCATGGCCTACCTCTTCAATTCCGCTGGCCGGCAAGTCCAGCCAGGTTTTTCGGCGGCGGGTCGTCGCCCGGTTACTGATGCGTTTCATGAGTTGAACTTGAATCCGTTCTCGCTGGCGATCAGCGCAACCCGCTTGACGTGCATGTGCAGTGTCTTGGCCGTCTCGCTGATGGTCTTGCCGGCTTCGGCCAGTTCGCGAACCTTCGGGGCGATCTTGTTGCGCTCGACGCGCAGACGGTCGTGGTGCGGTGTGGATGCCAGCTTTGGATCGCCAGTGACGCCACTGGGGATTTGCTGAGCCTTACCGCCGGAACCGAAGAACTGATCAAGTTGCTGGTTCAGGTTGTCGAGCAACTGGTCTCGTGGGTTTGGCATTGGTGCACCGATCAATGCACACCGTCCGCCAAGCGATTCGCCTGCTTTTCGAATGCGATCGCCATGTTCACTGCTACTTGGTAACTGAAGCGGAATGCCTTGGTCTTTCCGGTGACCAGATCAACGATGTGGTAGGCATTGCCAACCGTCTTCACTTGGAAGCGTACTTTCTTATCTGGCGCCGCCAGACCTGCAAGGCGGGCGAACTCTCCACGGGCTGCGTGAGAGCGAACAAACAAGGCGTTGAGAACTTCCCGGCGCTGTTGCATTAGTGGTTGCGTTTGCATGGCTGATCCCTCGGTGGTGGGGTTGCGTGTATTCGTCAGCACTCGGCGTCGCCTGTCGGTCGCCTTTGGGCGCAGTGGAGAGTGCTGACGGATAAAGGCGGGTGAAGAAAAGGCCCAACTGGACGGGAGGGCCTTTTGGTGTTTGCGATGCAGTGATCTCAGATAGCAAGATTTTTGGCGGGATCGATCAGCGCCAGAACGCTGCGACCCCGGCGGTACATCGCCAGTGCCTGCGGGGAACGTGCGGCGGATCGGTTAGCAGGGCTCTAGAACAGGGCGGTTCTGGTCGCACATGCGAAAGCGCTGCGCCGGTCAGGATGATCAGGAGCATGTGGATCTCCGGTTGAGTGCAGGTGTCCAGCGTCTTCTGGGTTGGCGTCCGCATCCCGATGCACCCTGTCTCCAAGGTGCAGCAGTGATGCTTGTCGCTATGCCGTTAGAGCCGGTCTCTCTGCGCGGCGCACCATTAGCACCTTAGTTGTGCGGCGCACCGGAACTCGACGATCTCGTCGCATCGTGTCGTCATCGACCATTGAGTGCATAGCGATTAACGAGGCCGCGACCTAGATAGCTCTAACATGCACCGCTAATGATTTCCGATTCCATTCTTCTGACTCCCGGTTGTTTTCCCAATACGCCCGGTTAGCCAGGCGTATCAGTGAAAGTTTCCGTGTCCCTTCGGCGCTACTGGCGCGGTACGGGCTCGCTCAAATTGTTCGTCCGACCGCGACTCTGTCCGTCAGATAACTCGATTTGGCGCTTTACGCTGCACGCCCGGGTCAGTTGCCAACCCTCTGAACCGTTGAGGCCGGTTCATCGCTGCCTTTGAATCTGGGCCGGTGGTGATCCGGCAAGGGTGTCGCTAAAGAGCGGCGCGGCTTCCGTTGCTTGGCCGGTGATGCATTGGCTAGAGATGGATTTAAGCAAGCTGAAAGTACCGTGTCAAGCATGCTTAATAATAAATTCAGATTGCTGAAATATGTTGACAATAAAAAGCCCGCTCGAAGGCGGGCTCATTTCAAGCTTCGCAGTACTCTCGCCACCCGATCCTTACCGCGCCGCTCTCAAGGCGCTCCATGCGCACACCGCTGGTCTCTTCAATCTCCTGAAGGACTTGCTGCCATGCTTCAGCGGGTTCGGCTTCAAGCTTGGTGACCGTGATAACTTGGATCTTTTGGACTGCGGGCGCGGCTATTAGGCGCTGGATACGTCGGCCAACAGATTCATACGAGTATCTGGTCCGAGATAGGGGTGAGGCGATTTCGGGCATGGGTTGCTCCTTGCCATTACTGGATGTATATACAGTATTGGTATTGTCATATTTTGGCAAGGAGAACGGGAAGGAGGAGCCGGGCAGGGGGCGAGCAAGACTGGCCAACCTTGAATAGTCACCTAGTGAGAGCGATCTGCTTTCATCATGACAGATACACCTTTCGCCCTAGGTCATCGTATAATGCGTTGATTGAGGGGAAATAAATGCCTACAGCAGTATCACTTTTTTCAGGATGTGGCGGCTCTGACGCGGGCATTATGGCCGCTGGATTTGACGTCATTATGGCCAACGATATTCTTGCTTACGCCAAGGATGTTTATCTTGCGAATTTCGAAGAGACTGACTATCAGCTCGGAGACATTAGAGGGATTAATAGTTTTCCGGCCGCAGACTTGCTGGTGGGATGCTACCCGTGTCAAGGCTTTAGCCAAGGCGGTGCTCGAGAGGCTGATCGGAAGATAAATACTCTGTATGTCGAGTTCGCTCGAGCACTAAATGCTATCCAGCCGAAAGCGTTCATCGCTGAAAATGTTTCTGGCCTTCGCCGCAGCACTTATCGTCATCTGTTGGAGGATCAGTTAAAACAATTTTCTGAGGCAGGCGCACATGGCTACGACGTCTATTGGCAGCAGTTGAACGCTCACGAGTACGGTGTCGCTCAGGAACGCAAGCGTTTAGTTATCGTTGGTATCAGGAAAGATATCGGCGCTCCTTTCTCTTTTCCTCCTGCTTCCCATGGACCATTAGCAGACCAGCCATATTTCAGTATTGGACAGGCATTAGCTGGTCTTCCAGACTGGCCGGAAGGTGAGTACTGCGAAGATCCATTTCACTGGTATTACTTGTCTAGAAACCGTCGTCGCGGATGGGATGAAATCAGCAAAACTATCGTAAGTCATATGCGACATATGCCTTTGCATCCGGTTAGCCCCGTGCTGCAACGGATTCATACGGATAGTTGGGTATTTGAATCAGAGGCTCCTGCGCGAAGATTCTCATATCGTGAGGCAGCTCGTTTGCAGGGTTTCATGCCTGAATACACGACACACGGCGGCGATATGATTTTCCCGGCAACTATAGCTGACAATAAAAAAGACTTTGCTTACAATATGTTAAGGCACCGTTATCGCGTTATTGGTAATGCCGTTCCTCCTCCTATGTTCGAAGCTGTCGCGCGAGCCTTGCCTGATATTTGGAGCTGATGATGTAGGCCGGCGTAAAGACGCTGGCCGCATTCTACGAGTTATACCTGGTAGCCACTAGGTCAATAGTTGAAGAGATTTGGTCGCCAAACTTATCTCTGAAATGCAAGGCATTTTCTTCGGCCACTTTTGAAATCCTCAATCTGTCGAATGTTATTCCCGCTCTTCTGCATACGTCAGAAAATATTGCGTGACCTGGGATGTGGTGAGGTACCGAGAAGGCTCTCAAAAATTTGGCAATCGACACTGGATTTATCCACCTTTCTAATCTTTCGACCTGTAGGTCGTTAAACTTGCTTTCCCAGTCGTCTCCACATGCGCATTGGCCAAGAATGAATAGTTGACCCATTCTGAAGTCTCCAAATGGCTTCCATACCACAAAGTCTAATCCCTCGTCCTTGGGCGCTGTTGGAGACTCCCCGTCTTTCAAATGTACGGTCGGAATCCATGGAAATTCGCCTTTCGTCAATTCGTTCACGCGCTCCATTAGAGCCTTGAAGTTTGTGGGACGCTCGATCGGATTATGCGAAGGGGCGCCTGTTCGAATGCCTTCAGCGGAGTGGCCTAGATAGCATTTCGCCACTTCAGTCACTACCAACTCAAACAAAATAGGGAGTTGATTGAAAGGCTTGCTTGAGAGGTTTTTCTGTAAACTAGTTACTAGGCAAAGCTCGTAAATTAGTGTCTCGCTAGGGTTGTAATGAAGGGAGTTTCCCTCTCTGACAAAGGGGTACGAGGCAGCGCCCAAGCTTATGCGTCTATCTATCTCCTGTATTACAGGCCCTGTCGCCATGTCCAGCGCGAACTCTTCATCACGCCAAGTGTACCCATGCTCAGGCAAGTCGGAATGGTGCTCATCAGCGATAATATCGTCAGCCAAGCCCACGTCGATAGGAGTAACGCCTCTTTTTAGAGCATTTAGTTCTGCTTCGTCTGCGTTTTTGGATGGCTTGAATAAAACTCCTCGTTCATCCCAGCGATATAAATCTGGTATGTAGCTCATTCAAGAAAATCCGTTGTGTCCAGGTCGCGGAGTGATCTAAATAAACTAGCGCTTAATTGTGCGATGTCTCGTGTTTTATTCAGCATAAGGGCCGCATCATTTTTTTCCAATCCACCCTCTGACACAATTTTCAACGCGCTCGTGAGTGCGTTTTCAGCTTCGCTCATCGATATGGCAAACTGATCTATAGGAGATTTTGAAAGAGCCTCAATTTGTTCAATCGTCTTCCCCGCGCGGAGAAGTTCTCTTTTGTTGGGGTCGGCAATGGCGTTCGCGAGGGCGCCCAGCTGGCGAGAATCGCTTATCAGTCCGTTCCGCGCCTTACTCCTATCACCAAACATATAGCTGATAGCTGCCGCAGAATCAGCGGTTCGTCCTTTTGGGATAGGTTTTTTGTTGGTTGGATCAAATTCCCCAAGATCTAAATAATTACGGACTGGGCTATAGTCTAAAAACGTATACACCCAAGAGAAAGGGAAGTCTGGATTGCTTCCTCGCCCTTTGCGCAAGCTGTCCGCAGGTATGAACAAACCCTCATCACGCAACTGATTTATGAAATAGTAGCCTTCAAGCAGTCGCTGAATAGTTCGGTTTTTATCACCGGTTACTTCAGCAATCTGCTGTAATGTCATTTCTCCACTAGAGACAACGTCGTCGATCCATGAGGCTTTTGCGTAAGAGTCCCAAGCCTTGGCTGACATGATATGTCTTACACCAAGATATGCATTTAGCTTTAGGGAGTTATCGCCTGCTTCGAAAACATGAACTGGAATTTCAGTTTTTTCATTCCAGTCAGTTTTTTTACTTTTAAGCACATCTGCGAAGCGTTTTTTTTGGTTAGTCGCTCTATCTGCACCAGCGAGAATCAGGCACGCCGAAAGTCTTCGATTGCCTTCTACTACGGTAAATGTACCGTCTAGTTCGCGCCGCGCGATAAGCGGTTCAGCTTCAAAATATCCATTATAAGCTAATGAGCTTATAACATCCTCAACACCAAAATTTTCGACGATGAAGTCTAGAATATCCACCTGGTTGCCCCGACCGCCTTTCTCCACGCCAAAACGGGGGTTACGACTGTCCAAGCGCAACTTATCCAGAGCTATGTAAAGAATCGGGACTTTGTTTGGAAATGGACCGCTGGCTTTTTTTGCTGTGCTCATATTTTTCCGCTGCTAGGTCGTAGGCTGAAGGTCGTACGCGTGTAAGCCGTCTGTTGCTTTGGCTGGGCTTGCGTTGTGGGCTGGCACAAATCGAGCCGCTGAGCGAGTTTTCATCATAGCTTTTGTAAAGCCCTGACCACCACGCCCACGATCCGGCAATTCTCATCGAAGGGCTCAATGGGGTAGGCCGGGTTCAGCGGTTTCAGGAAGAAATTCCCGCCGTCTTCCACCAGTTTTTTAAAAGTAGCCTTGTCGCTGTCTGGGCGCTTTGCGACCACTAGCTTTCCTGAGTGCGCCTCAGCTTCCGTATCGACCAGGATAAAGGTTCCGTCAGTGATGCTCTGACCAACCGGTGACGTCATCGAGTCGCCGACGACCTTCAGCCAAAAAGCGGCGCCCTTCGAATCGTAATCGGACAGTTCGTAGTGATCGGAGAATCCGACCGGGTAGGGCTCCACGGCTTCAGCCCAAGCGCCGGCGGCTACCCAGCTGATAACTGGGTAGCGGTAGGACTCGATAGGCTGGCGGGCTTCTCCGACGTTTGAATCGGCTTTCTCTACCTCGTTACCCTCGCCAATGGCCAGCCACTCGGCACGAAATCCGGTGGCCTTTGCAAGCGCGTACAGGTTTTCCGGCCTGAGGCTTTTGCTCTCGCCGGTGATCCACTGTGTTACGGCTGAGTTTGCAACGCCGCAAAGCGAGGCAATTTCACCCTTCTTTTTCCCACTGAGCGCGATGGCCCGGGCAATACGTTCATGTCTTTCCATGGACTCAATATTAAGTTAACTGAATTTAAGCATGCAGTAGGTGGAAAACATCGTTGACGCAATAAATTAAGCATGCTGAAATTACGACAAAATCGAATGAGGATGCGCAATGAATACGCATGAAGTCGCCGAATTCTTCGGCAGCAAGACAAAACTGGCAGCGGCGCTAGGCATCCGTCCGAGCGCCGTGACCATGTGGGGGGAGTCCATTCCAGAGTCCCGCCAATACCAGATTCAGGTTCTTTCCAAAGGCAAGTTCAAGGCGACCAAAAAGGAGCAGGCTGCTTAGCGACATCCCCGTCCGCCGATCCATTGAAGCCAGATTAGAAGAGAGCAGTCCCCATGGAAACGTCCAGTCCAAGACACAGCGTGCAAACCCGTGACCAGGTGCTTGTCGCGCATGCGGCAAACCAGATTGCCCGCACCAGCCTAAGCCAGGACGATTTCGCCCAGGCTCTGAGTCGGGAAATTTACGTAATCGTCCCTGTCACGAAGATCGAATTGGCAAAAGTTCCTGATTTCGACGAACTGGCGCGCCTGAACGACGTGGGTGAATTCGTGAAGGCAGCCGGTCGCTGGCTCAAACGCGTTCAGCGCTGGCTCTCGGGCGATCAGGAAATGCCGTCTTGGCTGGAGGAGGCTTGGGTGAATGCACTGGAGCTTGAGTTTCGCGACAACTGCATCAATGAGTTGGCTGGCCGCCACGGCTTGACCGGCGCACGCCAAATGCAGAGCGACCAATGCGCCAACAAAAGCTTCGGTGCGCTGATCCGCGCGCTGGGCGATGTGATCGACACCGGCAGCGAGGTATTTGACGACCAGGTGATGTGCGAAGAGGACTTACCGCATTTACCAGCGTTCGCCGAGCAGTGCCGTCAGGTAGAAGCGCGGGCAGGGGAGTTGGGCCGGAAGGCAGAAGCTCTGATCGCGAAACACCGAGTGAATTTGAAGATCGCCTGAACAGCGGGCACAAAAAAGCCGACGGAGAAGGTCGGCTGATTCGCAAAACTAGAGAGGCCTGATTATGCAGAGCCAGCCAAATTCCAGCAATACCCAGAACAATGTCGCGACACGTTTTCAGAGTTCGCAAAGCGTGTCGCAAGACACGTCATCTCGTTTTGCCAAATTGAATATCGGAGCCTCGCTGTGAGCGTTCAAGCAATGTCATGGGCCCTGTCTTTGTCCACGCAAGTTCTCAAGGATGCCAGTGCCCGGCACGTCCTGCTGTGCCTGGCCAACTACGCCGGATCGAATGGTGCTGGCGCGTTCCCGTCGGCTACCACGCTGGCTCAGGACACCGGCCTTTCCGAGCGCACCGTGCGTTACAAGCTGGATGACCTGGAGAAGTCTGGATTGATCCAAAAAGGCAACCAGGCGATCGCCGCTGTTCACATTGATCGTCACGATCGCCGCCCAGTCGTTTATGACCTTCAACTATTGCGGGGTGCAAATGCTGCACCCCGCTCTGAGCGGGGTGCAGATGACGGCACGGGGTGCAATTCACAACAGAACGGGGTGCAACCTACGACACAACGGGGTGCAGCGGCTGCACCCAATACGTCAATTAACCATCAGGTAACCGAACAGCAGCTGCAGCGCGAGTTTCCTAGCGTGGTCGATGATCAGGATCGACAAGCTCTTGATGCTCTCGAAGATCCTCGCCAGCGCTTTTCGATGTTTGCCGACTGGGAGTTCGGCGCTAAACAGTTGGAAGACCAGCTTCGCCTGATGTGCTTGCCGATCTCGTCGGCTACCGATGAGTTGATTAACTCGTTCAAAGGTTTCTTCATCGCCAAGCCCGATACCCGTGACAACGCCGCCGGCTGGTGCCACCGCCTTGCCAAGTGGATCAAGCGTGATCGCGCTGTGAAGTCCGGCGACATTGATGAAGAGATGGATGCGACCGGTGACTGGACTGCCAAGGGAGTTCGGGTATGAAATCTGCACGCGATCTTATTGCCGAACGGCGAACCGACCCTACCTACAAGCCGACGTCCGACCCAGTAGTGGCCGAGGTTGATCCATCGACCAAAGCTGTCATCGACGATTTGTTCCTGCGTCTTCGGGGTGCCTGTGGCGCATGGCGCCAGTCTTGGCCGACTGAGGCCGTGATGAACGCCTCGAAGCTTGAATGGCTCGGCGAGTTCATGCGCTCTGGGATCAACCGGATGGAGCAAATCGACCACGGCATGCGCGTCCTGAGTGCGAGTAAGTCGGCATTTGTTCCGGCGCCTGGCGTTTTCGTTAGCTGGTGCTTTGCCCCTGAAGGGCTGGGATTGCCGAGCGTCGAAAAGGCGTACGCCCAGGGTCTTCGCAACTGCCATCCCGCTATGCGTGATTCGGCCAAGTGGATGCACGCTGCGGTCTACCACGCTACTGCGGCCGCTGGTTTTCATGGCCTGCCATTGCTCTCGCGTGAACTTGGTTTGGCGAGCTTCGAGCGTCACTACTTAGCCCAGTGCAGGAAGATCTGGAAGGGTGAACCCCTAGGCTCTATCCCTATTGCTGAACTTGCTGCGCCTAAGCCTGATCGCAACCCCGAAGTGGGTAACACCGCTTTGGCCAACTTGCGCGCGATGCGTGCGGGGAGGGCAGGACGTGTGTGACCGTCGCCTTGCTGTACCCGAAATCGATACCTATCGCTTCGCAGTGTTCTGCTGCTCGTTCAAGGTCGATTTGAGTTCGCCACCTGATCACGCGCTGGCGCTGTTTGCCGACGAGGCCATGGCCAAGCGTTATGGCTCGTGGATGTGGCCGGGCACCTATGAAGTCGTTGACGTCGTGACGGGGAAGCCTTCATGCGAGTGAGCTCGAAGAAGCTTCGCGCCTCGGCCAATGGCCAAGAGTGCACCGTCCGGGTGCCAGGCATCTGCAATCACAATCCAGAAACCACCGTCCTCGTGCATCTGCCTTGCGGGCAAAAGGGCATGGGCATGAAAGGCTTTGACACCGTGGCGGTGTACGCGTGCAGCGCTTGCCACGACGTGATCGACGGCCGCGCCGCCGGCGAGATCGACTGGCAGGACGTGCCGCGCGCCATCGCCGAAACCCACGAAGCCCTGATCAGGGCTGGAATTCTCACCGTGAAGGGGGCCGCATGAGTACCGCCGCGGTGAAGATCACCGAAGCTGAGATCAAGCGCCAAGTGGCCGGCACCGTACAGGACGTACGCGACATTGAGAATAAGGGCCTGTACCTGCGCTTTAACAAGGCTCGAACTGGTGGCTCGTGGTACCTGGTGTTGAGGGGCAAGTGGAATCCGATCGGCACGTTCCCCGAGCTGACTCATAAACAGGTTGTAGCGGCGTTGCCGTCGCTTCGGCTGCGCCTGGCCGCCGGGGAGGGCGCGAGCCTGTCGAAGTGGAACGCTGTTGGCGAACTGCTGGACTGGTTCGCTGATCGCATGTCGCGCGATCGTAATCTGTCGACCAAACGCAAAAACACCGGCGCCTCGATCATCAAGTGCCACCTGAAACCACGCCTCGGCGAGCTGCCCCTGATCGGTATCGACAAGGCTGCTCTCGACACCCTGCTGATGTGGCCGCTGCAAGAAACCATTTCCATCGACTACGTGCGTTCCGCGTTCCAGCTGTTGGCCTTGTCATTCCGGCAGGCGGCCAAGCTGGGGTTGATCACGTTCAATCCGATGGCGGCGATCAAGTTCAACGACTTCTCCAACGCTAAGGTCGGCATCAAGCCGTCCCGTCTGCGCGGCGTTCAACTGGAAGGCCTGCTCGGGCAACTGGCCGAAGTCATGAGCACCGCGCCGCTGGATTCGATGCTTGCCCTGATGATGCTTTGCCACGGCACGCGAATCGGCGAAACCCGGATGGCGCGCTGGTCGCACATCAGCCTGGCCGAACGTGAGTGGTTCATCCCAGCTGAGAACACCAAGACCGGTGTCGAGCATCACCTGCCCCTGACCGAGCAGGTGTGCACGCTGCTGACCCGGTACCGCGAGGGCCAGTTCGCTCGAGGCTATGAGGGCCAGTGCCTGTTCCCGGCGCGCAACGGCAAGGCGCTGGGCGAGGCTCAAGGCTGCGCAGTGTTCCGTCGGCTGGGGCAGGGCGAGTGGACCAGTCACGACCTGCGCAAGGTGGCCCGCACCGGTTGGGCAGACCTTGGCATCGATCACCTGATTGGAGAGCTGCTGATCAACCACGCGATGGGCCACAACGTGAAGGTTTACATCCAGTCGGACGTGATGAGCCGCAAGCGTGATGCCCTCGAGCAGTGGCACGCGCATCTAGATCAGAAAGGCTTTACGGCTATTCACGGATTGACCGGCTTTAGATTTGAAGATTCTGATAATTCGCTGCAAGCCACAGACCATAGGGCCTGCAAGGCCATTGAAGAAACAACCATAGGCGAGGTTTCAAATCATGCAAAAAGGGCGAGTGCCTGGCTTTAAGCGAGAACGGATCGAGCTTGAGCCTTGCTCGATCTGCGCGGGGAACGCGGTGGTGAAAGGGCTGTTTTATGAGCTGGTTTGCACTGATTGCAACGGCTCAGGTTGGGTTGTTTGGGGGAGCAAGTTGGTCCTTTCTTCCGACGAGTTGGTCACTCAATTGAGTTTCAAATTGCAGCACGCTCAACGTGAAATTGCAGCGCTGAAAGGTTCGCCGCTGATGGGCGAACCACAAAGCCGATACGAACGATCGAACCGCCTGGGGGCGGGCGGCACAAATTACACAGGGGATTAAAGGAATGATGATTCGTAAGCCGGCAGGACGACCATTGGGTGACACCGAGTATCTGCTCGAGCAGTGGGGTTGGTGGAGGATGGATGGAATGGGAGTTCCTGGTTACACGTCTCCAACATTAGCGCTGATGCGCCAAGCAGTGTGCCAGCCAGTGGCGAGCAAGAACTACTGCATCACAGACGACTGGGCTATTGCTATCGACAATGCTGTGGCCCGACTCACACAACGGGATCAGCAAATGGGGGATGTACTCTGGCTCTACTTTGGTGAAAAGTGGGCCATGGTGAGAGTGGGAAAATATTTTGGGATCAGCGAAGGAAAAGCGAGGGAGCTTGTCCGGGCAGGTGCTGCGTGGGTCGACTGCGCAATTGATGGTATGCGGCAGGCAGCTTAGCCGCTTCGATTTCTCCGCCAGTTAAGGAAAAACATTTTTTAGTAAAGTCAATTTGAGTGCTCAATCAGTCGAGGAGGTTTTTTTCCTCGACTATGAAGTATGATGCGCTTCATCGCGCCTGGAGGTCAGGTGTTGTTAACGGTTTGTTGCGAACCGCACTGTAATTTTTGGATGAAGTGAATGGAATCAAATTTTCGTTATAAGCTGGCTTTTCATTTGAAGCGCATGTTCATAGTGCTAGGTGCTTTGAGCGGCACTTTTTCTATGTTGCTTCTTTTTTCTGAACGGTTTAGCTATTTTATTGGCGGCTCGGGAGAGTTTAACTACGGCGGGTCTACAGCGATAGCTTCTTTGCTGGTGTCGGCAATATCATTTTCTTTGGTTTATTTGCAGTCCGGTGCCTCGTCATCTAGCGTTGAAGCTGATCTTTCAAATAGAGCATATCTAAACAAGGCTAATAAGGCTCTTGAGGAGGTTGAGCGTAGAAATTTAGAATTTACAAATAAGCTCACTCTACTAGAAGAGAGGCTTGATGAGGCTGAATTCTCAACAGGGTTGACTGCAGAGGAAAGGGGGCTGGTAGTAAATGGCGCAATTAAGTCTGCAAGCTCAGAGGCAATAAAAGAGGTTTTTGCCCTTGAAGCTGAAAAATTCGAATCACACCTGGCGGATAATTTAGGTTTGGATCGATTGGCATCAATTTCAAAAAGTAGTGTGGAACGCTTAATGCGCGAAATATCCGACCTTCGCCTCCGGTCGAATATAAATCTCCTAATAGGTATGACCATAACCGCAGGTGGGCTGTGGTTGCTGTGGACTACAGTATCAATAGTCGATGCCTCCGAGCTTCTAAAAACTCTTGCCTCCGGTGGGGCGGAGTCAGATTCGCAGTTCTTAAAGAACTTGATTCTTCCAATCATTCCCCGAGTGCTATTAGTTGTTTTTGTCGAGGTTTTTGCTTATTTCTTTTTGCGGTTATACCGAAACGGTCTTTCTGAAATTAAATATTTTCAAAATGAACTGACTAATATCGAGTCGAAGCTGACCGCAATCGAGTTCGCATATGTGACGAAAAACAACAGTGCTCTCAAGGCAGCAATTGAAGCCTTGTCAAGCACTGAGCGAAATTTTGTTTTGGACAAGGGGCAGACTACAGTCGAATTGGAAAGGGCTAGGTCTGAAACGGAGTTAAGTCGGAATTTGGTTAAAGCTCTTCCAAAAATCCTTTTGGAACGAAAGAAATAAGTCTGATTGTTTTGGTGCATAAAGCGAGTAGGTTACTCGGCGAAGGAGGGGTGATTTTTAGTATCGCTAAAAAGGGTTTTCCGCGCGGAATACTTATGTTTTCATTGTAGCGTGAACTGCTGTGAACGCAGCGAGACGCCTTCAAAGCCCGGCCATAAGCCGGGTTTTTTAATGTCTTTTATAAGCCCTGCAATCGTGCGGGGCTTTTCCGTTTTCGGCCCTATGCCTCGCTCTTTGCGTTACGCGGATGCCAGTGACATGGAGGTCGAACCTATCTGAGGGCAACAAATGAACACGGAGCAACAAGCTCTCGCCGACGTACCCCTTTGGCTGTTGATATTGCTGAGCATGGCGGGCCTGTCGGGGGAAATGCTAAGGGCGTCAGGTAGCGACCTTGGTCTTCGGCAAATCCTTCAACGGGTAGCTTTGCGGTTTCTCGCATCCGGTCTACTGGGTATGGCCACGCTGCTGCTCGCAATGGCGCTCTGGAACAACCTGTACTTGGCCGCCGGACTGGGCATCGTCATTGCGGTGATTGGTGCCGATGTAGCCGGGGGTTTGTACACCCGGTTCTTGGCAAAAAAGGCAGGCATTAAAGTCGACGATTAAGTTGCTGACAATCAAATACTCCAACGAGATCGGCAAATGCAGGTCCGGGTGATAGGGGATGTTGGGAAGGAGTCGTGGGTCAGCTCGACCTGAGCTGGCCTGGAGCTGACATGGCTGGGGACCCTGGGGTTATCTGAAGGGTACGGGGTCGGAAACCCGCTGGAAAGCGTTAGCCACAGGGCTGGAAAGTTAGTTGACAGCGGTTGACAGGTTGACAAGGAATGCCGGGTTTTCAGCGACAGCGTTCGCATGATCCAAACAGTGGTTTTTAGTGAAGTGCCCCCCGGTTCTATTGGGCTGTAGGCGTTTTCATGCCTGTTCATTTTCTTAAACAGTAGCCCCGGCGCACTGGCCAAAAGGCTTGTCAACTAAGCCGGGTTAGTTGACAAGACCGACAAGCCAAGACGATGGAGGCCGCATGGCTTTTGTAACTCGCAAGGAGTACTGCGAGCTGAAGGGGTGGTCGAGGCAGTACGTTGGCAAGCTGGTCAAGAGTCAACGACTGGTTCTGAATGCCGCCGGGCAGATTGATGTGGAGGCCAGCGAGCAGCTTCTGGCCATGACGAGCGACCCGAGCAAGGCCGCCGTCGCCGCTCGACATGAGCGCAATCGACCGAAGCGGGGAAATCAGCCACCGCTGGAAATAGTCATCGCAGACTTTGTAGATGACCCCTCTGGTCAGGTACCCGACTTTCAAAAGTCACGCGCTCTTCGTGAGCATTACCTGTCGCTTCAGGAAAAAAACAATTTCCTTAAAGCCCAAGGCACTTTAGTAGAGCGCAAAGCGGTTGAAGACGCGGCCTATAACGCCGGTCGCTTGCTGCGTGATCTTTTGCTTGGAATGGCGCCACAGCTATCGCCTGAACTGGCCTCGCTGTCTGATCCATGGCAAATCGAAAAGCGTCTGACGTCGGCTTTGCGACAAACACTGGAAGATGCTGAGCGGCTGTCTACAGCAGATCTAGAACAAGCCATTACACCGAGCTAAACCTATGTCCTTAGAAATGTCGAACGGTGCGACGGTGTACCGCGAAGCGTATTTCCGTGGGCAGCGACCAGAGCCTGACGTCTGGATTGATCAGTGGGCCGACGAGTACATGCGCATCCCGCGCGACACGGGCGCGGCCGAGCCTGGTCAATACCACACTTCGCGCACCCCTTATGCGCGTGAGCCGATGCGCTGTCTGTCACCTGCCCACCCGTGCAAGCGAGTGGTGACTATGGTGGCTTCGCAGTTGATGAAAACGCAGATCGCCTTGAACTGGATCGGCGGCCTGATCCATATGGCCCCGTCCAACATCCTGACGTTGTTGCCCAGTCTGGGGTTGGCCAAGCGGGTATCGTCGCGCATTGGTAAAACCATCAAGGCCACGCCGGTTCTGCGTGAGCGCGTGGCGTCCAACCGCTCGCGAGATGCGCGCAACACCATGGACACGAAGGAGTTCGAGGGTGGTTCGCTGTACATCACCACGGCCGGTTCTGCGGCCAACCTGGCGGAGCTTTCCGCCCGCTACATCTATGGCGACGAGGTTGATCGCTGGAGTGTGGACGTGGGCGAAGAGGGCGACCCGGTCGAATTGGCCGAGACTCGCGGCAGTACTTTCGGCCGTAACGCTAAATTTTATTTTTCCAGTTCGCCGACGGTCCGGGGGGCGTCACGGATCGCTGATCTGTTTGAGGTCAGCGATCAGCGTTACTACTACGTGCCGTGTCCAACCTGTGAACACATGCAGGTTCTGGAGTGGGAGCGGTTGCATTACTCGGCGGATTTTCAGGTTGTGCATTACCAGTGTGCCGGCCCCGACTGCGACGTACTGATCGAGGAACGCTATAAGGGCGAGATGCTGGCAAAAGGGGAGTGGCGATCACACTCACAAGGCGATGGCGAAACCGTTGGTTTCAACTTGAATGCGTTGTACTCGCCGCCCGGCTGGACCGGTTGGGCCTCGTTGGCCAAGCAATTCGAGAAGGCTAAAAAGGCTCAGGCCAAAGGCGATCTGGAGCCGATGCAGGTGTTTTATAACACCCGTCTGGCCAAGGTCTGGGATAGCGCTCAGGAGCAAACCTCAGCCGACGTGCTGAGGGATCGGGCGCGGCTGGAAAGCTACGGACTTGGCTCAATGCCCGAAGGCGTGTTGATGCTGACCGCTTCTGTTGACACCCAAGCCAACCGCCTGGAACTGATGGTGATGGGTTGGGGGGCCGGCATGGAACGCTGGGTGGTCGACTTTCAGGTGATCTCCGGCGACCCGGCAGATGAACGTACCTGGGCGGCGCTGGATGAGTTGCTCAAGGCCCGTTACCGACACCCTTGTGGTGCTGAGCTGATGATCATGGCGACTGCGGTCGACTCCGGTGGTAACCATACGGATGAGGTTTATCAGTTCTGTCGTATGCGCCGCTGGCGCAGCGTGTTCGCCATCAAGGGGGCGAGCAAGCGAGGCCGGCCGGTGATCGCGCAGCGACCTTCGATGGTCGACGTGACATGGAAGGGCCTCACTGAACGGCATGGAGCCGAGCTTTGGATTGTTGGTACCGACACGGCGAAGGACTGGATCTACAACCGCTATGTGTTCGACACCGGACCGGGAGCGCTGCACTTTGCCAACGACCTGCCGGATGACTTTTTCGCCCAGTGCGTGGCTGAGCGAAAAATCACCCGTTACGTAAGGGGGCACAAACGCATCGAATGGACCAAAGGCAAGGCCGAGCGCAACGAAGCGCTCGATCTGTTGGTGTACAACTTGGCCATGGCCCATTACCTCGGCATCAATCGTTACCAAGAACACGATTGGACGCGTATTCGGAAGTCGATCTACGAGTCGGTTTCGGGCGATAGCAGCCAGCCCGTTCAGAGCGAACGGCTCAGCCGGCCAGTCGTAACACCGGCCGCACCACAGGTGCCGCAACCCGCCGTGAAATCACGTCCGGCAGCCGCTCCCCCACAACGCCGCAGTTCCACCAGTGGCTACCTGAAGAGACGCTGATATGTCATTTACGAAAAAGCACCTCGACGCGGTTGAGGCGGCCATTGCTCGCGGTGAGAAAACTGTGCGCTACACCGACCGTACCGTGGAATACCGCACGGTCGATGAACTGCTCGCGGCGCGCGCGGAAATACGCTCGTCGCTGGCACGCGAAGCCGGGCCACGTTCGCGCGTGATCCGCCTTTATCACGGGGGCAGGGGACTTTAATGGCCCGACATTTTCCGACGTTGACCCGTAACGGCTTTGTACTGCCGTCCAACATCAAGGCCAGTTACGAAGGCGCTGGTGAAGGCCGCCGATCCGCTAACTGGGACGCTCCCGACAACGGGATCAACAGCATCAACACCCCGGCACTGCGCAATTTGCGGTCGCGCTCCCGGGCAGCGGTTCGCAATGACCCGTATGCCTTCAACGTCATCGACAAGCGCGTCAGCAACCTGATCGGCACCGGCATCACCCCTAGGCCAGCGACCGATGATGATGCCCTGCGCAAGCTGCTTCAGGAGCTGTGGAGCGATTGGGTTGATGAATCTGATGCGGATGACCGCACCGACTTTTACGGCCAGCAGGCGCTGGTGGCGCGTACGGTGGAAACATCGGGTGAATGCTTTGTTCGCTTGCGTCCTCGCAGTCGGGACGAAGGCTTGGCGGTTCCACTGCAGTTGCAGATTCTGGCGCCGGAGTTCGTGCCGCACGACAAATTCGAGAGCACCAAGAACGGCAACGTCATCCGCGCCGGCATCGAGTTCACGCCCGGCGGCAAGCGGGTAGCGTATTGGATGTACCTGTCGCACCCGCGTGATGCGGCCTCGTTGAACGCCGGCTACAACCAGCTAGTGCGCGTCCCGGCCGCGCAGGTGCTGCACATCTTCGAACCGGTCGAACCTGGCCAGTTGCGCGGTGTGCCGCGATTGTCGCCGGTTCTGAAACGGCTACGCAGTCTGGACAACTACGACGACGCGGTGCTGTTCCGGCAGGAGGTGGCCAACCTGTTCGCCGGTTTCATCACGCGCCCGCCGCCGGACGCGGGTCCGGCTCCACGCGATCCGGTCACCGGCGCGTTATTGGATCTGGACCGCGACGGCTTCACGCCCATGGTTGCGCTCGAACCCGGCACCATGCAGGAACTCGGTCCGGGCGAAGAGGTGGAATTTTCCAAACCGCCGGATGCGGGCAACAACTACCCGGACTTCATGCGGCAGCAGTTGATGGCTGCAGCGGCGGGTAGCGGTACGCCTTACGAGATCCTCACCGGCGACATGCGCGGAATCAACGACCGAGCATTACGGGTGGTGCTCAACGAGTTTCGGCGCCGCCTGGAACAACTCCAATTCAGCGTGTACGTGCATCAACTTTGCCGTCCGGTGCGGGCCGCGTGGATGGACATGGCGGTGCTGTCGGGTGTTCTGGTGCTGGACGATTACGCACAGAAGCGCCGCCAGTACCTGCGCACTCGCTGGGTACCGCAAGGCTGGGCTTACATCCAGCCGGTGCAGGACGTGCAGGCGCGAGCGATGGAGGTGAGAGCCGGTTTTTCGTCGCGCAGCGAGATGGTCTTGCGTACCGGCTACGACGCCGAAACGGTCGATCTGGAAAACGCCGCCGATCTGGCGCGGGCCACCTTATTGGGCCTCAACTACAACACCCTGGATGCCGTCGAAGACACCGACGACAAGGAGCAACCATGAGCAAGAGCGCGAAACCGCGTATTTACAACCGCGCCGGCAAACGCGTCGAGGTTAAGGACAAGACCTGGTATGCCGTTAATGCCAGCGGCGAAGCGGCCGATCGAGTGATCGAAGTTTTCGTCTATGGCGAGATCGGCGCGTGGGGCATCACGGCCAATCAGTTCGTGCAGGATCTGCGCGCCCTGGATGACGGTGTGTCGCCGGTGGTCGCCGCGTTCAACAGCATCGGTGGCGATCTGTTCGACGGTCTGGCCATGCACAACGCGCTGTCGCGGCTGGGCGAGCGCTGCACCGGCCGGATCGATGCACTGGCCGCCAGTGCGGCCAGTGTGGCCGTGTGCGGTGCACACAGCGTAGTAATCGCGGCGAACGCCATGCTGATGATTCATAACCCCTACACCTATACAGGCGGGGACGCTGAGGACTTTCGCCGGGTCGCTGATGTGCTGGATCAAACCTTGGAGGCGATCATTGCGGCCTATAAGGCCAAGGCGCCCAACATCGACGACGCGGAACTGCGGCGAATGGTTAATGCAGAAACCTGGCTGACTGCCAATGAAGCGGTGGCATTGGGGCTGGCCGATGAAGTGGGCGACGGCGTCAAGGTCAAAGCCTGTCTCGGTCAAGGCGCGGTGCTACAACGATTCCAGCACGCCCCGGCTGATTTGCTGGCCCAGCTCGACGAGCCACCTGAAGCGGATCCGGATCTTGATCCTGTCGAACCGCCGCTGGTGCCGCCTGTAGCCGACCCGGCCAAGTTGGCATTGATGGTCACTCAGCGCTGCACGGCGGCGGGCATCAGCAACCTGATCGAACCGCTGCTCAAGTCCACCCAGCTTGAAAGCGAAGAGATCGTTTTAG